GGCCCAGTGGGCGGGTGGCGGCCATCGGAGTCGAAGGCTATGCCGAGGCCGTCCAGGGTGGCGAGATAGGCGGCGTGCTCAGTGGCGAGGACCAGCGGGTCGAAGCCCTGGGCGCGGATGGCTTGCGGCAGGGACATGAAGCCGGCACGCACCGCATCGCGCAGGGCGGGGATCTCGCGGGCCGGGTCCACCACCTGGCGGGAGGGCGCGGTCCACAGCGGCTGCTCGGGACGCCCGTTGAAGCCGCCGATGGCCTCGGCGTCAAGATACCAGCCCACGAGCGGTACCAGGAATTGCGGCGCCAGCAGTTGCCAGCGCCACGTCTCGATATTCCGGCTGAATTCTTGGAAGCCCATGCGGGCGGAGCTGAAATTCACTTCGGACAGGTCGCCGGTGAGGACGTCGTAGGGGATGCCGTAATCGCTGGCGACCGCGCGCAGGATGCCCTTGGTGAAGCTCTCGTCGTCCTCGGGCTGCGGCGGGCTGGCGAATTCAATGTCCCAGCCGGGGGGCAGGTCTTCGACGGCGCCGGGCTCCAGCTTGTCGAGCAAGACGTAATCATCGCGCGAGTCCTGGCCATCGATCAGTGACGGGTCCGGGATGCGGCGGAAGCCCATGTAGCAGGCGGCGAGGCGCTGGCGCTCCAACTGCGCATCCTGGTAGTCGTCCAACATGCGCAGGCGGTTGATGCTGCCGGTACCCCAGGGCACGCCGCGCACCTGGCCGGGGCGGTCGCCACGGAAGATGTGCAGGATGTCGGCGGCGTCGTAAAAAGAGGAGGTGCGGCCGGCGCGGTATCTCTCGCCCGGGTGGCTGTTGAACAGCCAGTAGCCGACCCGGCGGTTGAGGGCATCGAACTGGATGCCCTGCTCGATGTAGCCATCAGCCAGTTCGGCGTGGCGGGTGGAGTCGATGAAATCACACTCGAGAACCTGGATTTGCAGCGGGATAGGCCCGGACTCGGCACGCCGCGGGCGGCGCCTCACCAGCACCTCGCCGCTTTCGACCACGGCGCGGGCAATGGAGGCGGTCAGGCCGTAGCCATCCATGCGGCCGTCGGCATCGCAGGCGGTGGACTCCCACCAGGCGGACCATCGGGCCTGACGGCGGGCGCTGCTCCATTGGGCGCGCAAGCCGGCGCCGACCCAGTTGGTGACGATGCTTTGGATGGCGCGGCGGGCCCAGGGATTGCTACGGGCGAGGTCGCGGTGACGGTCCCGCAGCGTGACCAGGGCGCCGGCAATTTCGAGATTGGGGCCGGTGCTGCTGGTGCGCCAGTTGGAATTGCGGCGCGAGCGGGAGGCGCCGTCATAGCTGCGGCGGGCGGGGACCATGGGACGGCCATCGGCGCCGAGGATGAGGCTAGTAGCCACGGCCATGTTCCGGGTAGCGACGGGTGGCGCGGCCAGCGGAGCCGCTGGCAAGCACATCCTGGCGCGCCATCTTGATGGCGTTCATCAGATCGGCCAGGGACTGGTACTGGATGCGGCGGTCGCCGATCTGCACGCTGAGCTGCCCGCTGGCGGCGGCGGTTTCGAGGGCGGCGAGGTGGGCGGAGGTAAAGGCCAAGCGCTCATCCAGGGCAAGGAGGCATGACTTAGCATCGCCCAATTAAACGCGCAAAACTACGGGAGTTTGAGAGGGTGGCGGGCGAAAAAAAGATGTAAAAAAGATGAAAAAAAGTTCAAAAAGAGGCTTGACCTTGTAGCGCTATGGTGTAGAATACTAATTAAGGAGACGGGAGATAGGGACGGAGGGGGAACTTTTTTACAGGAGAAAGACAATGATCGTTCGGTGGTTAGGGGCCTTTGGAAAGACGGCATCGCTAGAAGATGCCGGAGTCTGGGAATATACCCAGACCGAAAGGCAAATAGCCGCCGAGCCTTTGTTTCATGGGAGATCGCTGATCGCTCATGCCAAGATTGGATTGGAGATCGACACGGACAAATCGATCTTCGCGTCTGGATGGATGACAGACGCCTATACCGCTATCGAATCGGATGGTGTACTGCGGACCAACCGCAGCCATCGCGGGAAGATGAATCGGTTTAGGAACCTGGATAGGTTCCTGGCGATTTTCAACCGCCGCCACCAAGGCAACTGGCACGGCGAGTGCGCTTTTGCTGCCCCGGTGTATCGGGCGGTGGTGGTGAAAAGAAACGCCAGTGCACATGGTATGGCCCGCGCCGCGCGGCTGGCTGGAATGCTGAACCTCCCGCTGAAGGTGATATTGCCATGACCTAGCCATTGGCTCAAATAGCCCGCGCCGCCGGGGCGCGTAACAAGCGGGTGCCACCTACCGCGAAAAAATCTAGGACTAGATGGACATGGCCGTAAGCTCCCGGCCCGCGTTTCTCGCGACGCGATACCCACCAGAGACGAGAGGGCTGACCGAGGCCCAAACCGCCGACAACGGCCTGATCGGGAGGGGACGCCCCGACGCAAGCGAGCGGCGCGACTTGCGATAGATAAGCCGGCGGGCGCCACCGGCAAGGATACTCAGATGGAAAAGTTTGCATTCCTGACTCGCCACGCCCCCACGGCGGGACAAATCGCCATCGCCGAGCGGGCGGGTATTATCCTGGAGCCAATCGGCGACCGGGACGCCTTTTCCGTGACGGTGGCGGACATCGACGCCGCTGGCGCCTTCGATGGCGTTGTTGTCGTCCATCCCGCCGCCGCGCTGCGGCTGGCATCAGCATTTGTCATCGGCGTTTTTGAAAACGCCAACCGCGCACACGAGGGGGAAAAGCCCTCGTTCGAGGCAGTCAGCTTACATCTTTACGATCTGGTGGACTGACGGACCATCGCACTGTTTTCAAATAACCAACCCAGGCCCACGGACGGGCCGCAACCGGAGAGAGACCATGACCAACCGCACCGCCGAAGACGCTTACGCCGAAGCCCACGCTAAGGCCCTTGTCCTCCTTTTTGAAATCTGGGAGCAGATTGACAACATGCCCGCGCCCAGCGATCAAACGAACTGGGGCCATGTAGGCGACATGAACCGCATCGTAACCCTGCTGCGGCCCATCCTGTTTCCGGGAGAGGAGGAATAGCCATGCCTGACCAAAACGGCAACCCGCTTCACGCCAACATCAAACGCGCCGCCGATGGCCTATGGGGCGCGAATGTGTGGTTCGGCTCGCACTGCGCCACCAACCTGAGTCGGCGCTACTACCGCACTCGCGTTGAGGCCCGCGAGGCGGACATCAGCCACGGCATTGGGCAAGGAGGATGCGTTCGTTTTGGGCCATACCTCAACCCTGGCCAGCCGGATGGCGACCAGGAGGATGTATGACAACCCCCACCCCCGGCGCCGCCCTGGCGGCCATGCGCCCCACCCGGGCCTACCGCTGCCAGGTCTGCGGCGCCACCTTCACCGCCAAGGACCGGCGGGCCAAGTATTGCAGCGAGCGCTGCAAGCAGGCGGCGAAGTATCGGCGGATGAAGACGGCGAAGGCGGAAGTCTAGGCGCTTTTTGGCGGTGCGAATGTCATCAAAGGTTCGCACAACTTGATCGGCAAGAATAATCATCGACGGCAACAAGCCGCCAGCAACATCAGGAAATAATACCCATGGAAAACCACTCTCACACTTTCAACTTCAACCCCATCGCAACCTTACCTGCTCCGTGCGAGATGGATGCTTACGTGTCAGCTTTTCCGGGTTGGGATAACGCTGCCTTGGTGAACGGCTTGCGTTTTGCCGCGGGGATTGCCAGAAACGAGATCGGCCTGGTTCCAGCGTGCGCCGTTCGGGAGTATTTCATGATGGTTGCGCCTTCACAGAAGGCCATCCCATGCGAAAACGAGGTGCGGACCATGATGGACATGGCCTCGCTTTTGCTGACCGAGAATGGCGAAGGCGTAATTTTACGAAGCGGCGACTATTTCAAGGCTTCTGATCAGTTCTGGTTCGACTGGCACATCTGGCCAAAGCTAGACCATAGCGAACATGATGAGTGGCTTAGATCGCGGGACGTTGCCGCTATATTTGCCGGTCTTGATGAGGAGATGTGACATGGAACTGCAAACTCACTACGATGCGCTCCTTGAGCGCCTGGCCGCCGTGACCCCGGCCGCCAATCGCGTCTCGCGCGGCGACCTCTACGACCTGGTCCGGGCCATCGAGGTTTTGGCCATTGAACGGCCTAACCCGGACCAACTGTGGACCCTGCGCCGAGTCGCCACCCATCTCGGCTTGGACCAGGTGCAGACGGAACGCCTGCTGACCGCCCCCGGCGGGCCTCAGCCCTTGACCGGTGACCGGGTGCAGGTCTGGCGGGCGAAGGACATCTATCGCTGGCTTGATCGCGGCGGACGCGCAACGCTTACCGAGGTGAAGAAGTGAGCAAAAATAGCAACACATCTCAACTATCAGTGAGATTGCCCACCCTGGAAATGCGGCGTAACTTCGTGAAAAAATGCGAGGAAGACAACATTTCTCAAGCCGCATTCATCCGTAACGCTGCTGAAGCCTACTTGGAAGGACGCCTACAAATCATCCCCAAGCCGGCCCCAAAGAAAAGCTACATGGCGTAAGCCACAGGCCACGGACGGCCCCTCGTTACGCTCTCCCATCCCCTACAGCCACTCCCCCTTGCGCCGGCGAATAGTCGCTGGACTGGCGCTGACCCGGCGCGACAGCGCCGGCACGCTCAGGCCGGCGGCCAGGCCGGCGCGGATCTCTTCGTCGCGCTGACGGCGATCAATGACCTGAATATAGACCTGGGAGCCGCCCCAGCGCTGCCTAGTCTCGGCGATGGCGCGGCGGCACAGGTCGCGGTCCAGGCCCAGGTCCAGGAGGCGGGCAAGGGCGTCGGCGAGGGGGTCTTGCATGGTTACAACCAGGAGGAGGCGCGGCGTTTAATGGCGACTGAAGTCCTGGCATCCTTAAGCAGTTCACGCTGGGCCCTGGTAATGACTTCGCTGTTGCTTGCCCACTCGGCGGCCCAGGGTGGCGAGCGGTCCCATTTCACCTTGTCACCGCGCAGCCATGACCAGAGGCCGGCGGTATAGACCATCAGGTCCCAGGTCTCGTTACGGCGCCCGGGGATCTGTTGCCAGCCCTTTTCCGTGCGCTGCTCCGCGGATAGTTCCGCCAGGTGCTTGTCGCTGAGCCAATCGGGCAGGTGGACGTAACCGCTCCCCGGCACCTCGCGCGCCAGGTCATTGGCGAGGGCGTCCTTGAGGCGCTGAGTGTTGAGGATCAGCATGGGGACATCGCCGCGGGCGGTAGCGCGCTTGCTGCCGCCCTGGCTAGCGTCAGGATAGCTCTCCTTGACTGCCGGGGCATTGGCCGTGCTGCCACCCTTGATCAGCCGCACGCGGTGATGCAGCCCCCTGGGAATCAGCGAGCGCCACCAGTCATAGGCGCGGCGCGTGCTGTCCGCCCGCACCCGGCTGGATTGGTAACCGCCCGAGTCCACCGCCGTGCGATAGACGCGCAGCTCCCGGCCATCCGGCAGGCGGTAGGTGGCATTCAACACCTTGTCCACCAGCAGATCCCAGGCTTCCAGATAGATCGGCGGCTGAATATCCAGCCCGGCGGCATCCCGGTGCAGGCTGAAGCGGTCAATGATCCAGCGCTCCCCCGCCTGGCCATAGCCGACCACGGCCACCTCGAAGCGATTGGACTGCACATCGACCGCCGCCAGCAGGGTACGCACCCCGACCGGTATCAGGTAGCGCTCGGCGGCTTCCATGCGGCTATCCAGGGCCTCGATGCCGCCGGCGCGGCTGAGGATCAGGGGCAGGTAAGGCATGCCCTGGTCGGTGTTCAGCGTGGCCTTAAGGGCGGATTCGTCGCCGGTCTCCGCCTCCTTCTTGGCTTGCAGGTAGCGGGTAACAATCGAGCCCCAGGACTGCATGGCCGCGGCGCAGCCTAATAGCCAGTAGCTGGCGATGGTGGACTGGCGGGCGTCGCCCTGGCGCTCCCCGTCCGGGGTAAGGTGCTCGCCTTCCGCCAGCCAGCGGCCGCCCAGGTTGAGCTTGGGTTTATCGCCGGGGCGATAGGCCTGGCCGCAGTGCGGGCAGGCGACATGCGCCGTGGCCGCGGCGGCGGTGATCTCGGGCAAATCGTCATAGGCGGGCAGGGCCGGGGCTTCCCACCAGGCGTGACAGCCGTCCAGGCATTGCCAGTACCAGCGATTCCGGTTGCCCTGGTTGTAGAGGGCCAGGACGCCGCCTTTGACCGGCGGGGCCATGTGCGGCCCGTCCGGCGTCCAGCGGCGGGAGATGATCTCGCGCTTGGGCGAGGATTCCACGAGGGCCATGCCCGCCGACATGGCGACCTGGACGCGCTTGCGGGCCAGGTTGAAGGGCGAGCCCTCGCCGGCGATGTCGTCAGGGAAGGAGTCGTAATCGCTCATGGCGACATATCGCAGATCGCGCTGCGCCAGCTGGCTTGAGGTAGGCCAGCCCAGATTGAGGATCATGCCGTGGCGATACGTCACCATTTCGATGGTCGTGTCGTGGGCGCGGGGGGAGAGCTTGGCGCGGATCGCCGGGGAATGGCGGTGCAGGCGATCAAGGCGGCGCTTGCGGAAGTCATAGGCCAGGGTTTGGGTGGAGAAGTAGAGGCCCATGTCGCCCGGATCGGCTATGACGGCATGAGCCAGCCAGCTATCCAGCATGGCTTGGGTCTTGCCGGCCCGCGCGGGCGAGACAAACACCACGGCGTCATGGTGCCGGGACTTGAGCATGTCCATGGGTTCGACCATGTAGGGCGTCAGTTCCGGGTCCCAGGGGCCGGCATAGCCGCCGGGCGTCTCGATGCGGATGGATTCGCGGGCACACTCGCTGACGCGGATGCGGCGCGGGGGGCGCAACAGTTCGGCCACATCCTGGCGGATGCTGATCACCGAGGCGTGCTCGGCCTTGAGGG